ACAAGCCCAGAGGCTACAGCAGACGCAAGGTCTGTGGCTGTGGCAGTGGGATCAAGTCCCTGTTCTTCCTTCTCGGCACGGTTGGCACCAAGGGCGTTAGTCACGCCATAGGCAGTACCACCAATAGCAAGGCCTGTACCGATGATAGGGGCAGAGGTTGCTGCAAGCCCAGCGCCAATAGATGCGGCTGCACCACCAGCGACCTGTGGGGCTGCTTCAGCAACACCATAGGCAAGGGATTTACCAGCGTTGGCAAGGTCGCCTTCGCGAAGGTTGCTAATGATGCCATCTGCACCTTCTGGGCGCTGGTAGTTGGATGCAGCCATCTCAGCTTCGTTGCGCTGGGCCATCTCTTGACCGTAGTTCTCAACGGACTCGAGGCCTGTAAGCTCACCAGTTGACTGGATACCTTTGCCGACCATGGCACCAGCTTGGTCTACACCATAGCTGACTGCACCGGAGAGCGAGGTGTCTACCTCTGCATCTGCTTGTGTAGGTGCTGAAGCCTCAGAACGCATAGTTTTGTACGCTTCGGCAACAGTAGCAAACTCAGGTGTACCCTGTTTGTCTTTGTTCTGTACGAGCCATTCGGCGTACTTCTCGATCCTATTGACTTCAGCCATAGTTCTTCCTCGTGTTAGTCTTAAATGCCAACGATGGCGTCAGCAGCAGACATATTGGATGATCCAGAACCACTGCCTCCAGATAGTCCCGGCATGGTCTCAGAAAGTGGAGCATTTGGATCAACAGTTCCGCCACCTTCAGCACGGGCAAGTAGTATATTTGCCATCTGCATTTGCCTTTGTAGCCAACGCTCCCAAACAATCTCTTGTGATCCAAGCTGAGGAACTTGCCGCCCAAACAGTGCCATCTCAGCGTTTGAGATTGCGCCCTTGGTTTCAGCAACTCGCTTCATTATGGAGTCGAGGCCGATTTCGTTTAGGAATAAGCGCTGGGCTTCCTGCTCATTGCCAACAGTCTTGCCGATAAAACGGTCAAATAGGGCGGATGGATTGAGGCCCGTAAGACTGCCGTCTGATCCTCTGATCATATCTAAAGCGGTCTGTAACTTGGATATACCAAACCTTAGATCACCAGCACCTTCAGTGGCTTTATTACCTGCTTTACCAGCGCCCACACGGTTAGCCCTAAGCTCTGCAAGGCGTGTTGCCTCTGCCTGTTTAGCGGCTGCAACTTCCGCAGCTCGGTTGGCATCCTGTATGGAACCATACTCACGAGTAGCTGCACCAAGACCATCGCCTTGGAGAGCACCAGAGTACATAGCGCCACCAATGCGGATGAGGCTCTCGCCGCGTGGTATCATGCCTAGAGCGGAACCACGGGCATTGGCTGTCATGTTACCTGCGCCTCTTGAGAGGACTGGGGCACGAGTGGCAGTTGTACTTGATGTTGTACTTAATGCTGGTGTCTGCGCTGCTGTGTTTGCAGTAGTAGTAGGGGTTGGAGTGGTAGTGTTGATGAGCACTGGTTTACTGTAGTCACTCGGACCATTCATACCGGGCTCATTTCCAGCTAGTATGGGTGTAGGAGGAGTTGGTGCTGTGTAAGGCCCAAGGCCACTTGGCATTCCTGAGTTGTCTACTGGTACGGGAGGTGGTCGAGTGTAGTCGCTTGCACCATTCATACCGGGCTCTTGGCCGGGAAGTTGTACACCAAGACTTTGGGCAGTCACGCCATTAACTGGGTTTTCTACCGAAAGTGTGCGGCCATTAGCTTCAGCAACACGAGCATCACGAGCTGCATTACCAGAGGCAAGTGCGGCCTCTGCCGCTGCTTTACGAGCCTGAACACTAGCCATCATCTCAGGTGGCAATGTACCAGAAGATAGTAGTTCTGTGGTGCTTGCAAGCTCCGCTTCTGCCGCTCTTACATCTGGAGCAACTGCTGCTGCCTGTGCTTGCTGGCCACGCAGTTGCTCTAAGTATGCCTTAGCTGCTGCATCATACTGTGGTGTGCTTTGGTTACTTTCGACACTGCCGCCTAGTTCAACCAGTCGCTGCTTCATTTGCTGAAGCCGTGCAACATCTGCTTGGGTGTCCACAGAGCCTTCAAGATCAGCAATGCGAGTTTCTAGTAGCTGGCGCTCACCAATGTTCTCTTGGACAAGGTTTTGCTCACTGCGCATGAGTACACCGGGCTCTTCTCCTGCACGAGATGCTGGGTCTACGGCTGTCTGAAGGACTGGTGCCTGTGCGGCTGGCTGTGACTGTAGCTCAGGTTCAACACCCAGAAGTATCTTTCTGGAGTTCTCCAGCATTATAGGACTTAGGCTATCTAAATATTCTTGCGGAGTTTTGTTTTGGCTCTGCGCAATACTAACGAAAGTAGGATGTGTGAGTAGAGGGTCCATATTATCTACCTCCTAAAAACTAAAGCTAGGCGGAGCTATGCTGTTGTTAAACTGCTGCTGCTGTGTCGCCGTACTAAATGGATTGAATGCAGTTGATGTCTGCTGCGGGAAGTATTGCTGCTGGAACCCAAAGCCACTCATCGCACCACCCATGGCAGCTGTGTATGGGTCAACCCTGTTGGCAGCAATGTTACCCACGCTGACTGGAGCCTGACCTAGAATACCAGACTGGTAGCCTTGGCGCTGCTGCATCTCAAAGTCACGCTGGCGCTCAAAAGCAGCCTGTGCATCATTGAGTGCCGCTTGGTTATAGCCTTGCAGGGAGTTGCCTGCGTTCATACCGAAGTTAGCACCCTGCCCCAGTGTATTGAGACCCTGAGTGTAAGCATTCTGGATGCCTTCGTTGGCCATGCCTGCACCCTGCAACGCATTGCCTTGGTCATCAAATTGGCGAGCCTGTTGTGCAAGGCTGCGGTCAATGAGCCTGTCTTGTACGTCAAGGGCGACATCAGCGCGGCGGTCATCAAAGGCACGGTTGGCTACTGCTTCGGCTACACCAGCACGGCTGGAGTTCATGTTACCTGTACCACTTGCTGCAAGGTCGATGCCTGTCAGAGTGTTCTCTTGGAGGTTGCGGCGGTCATCACGCATTGCAGCGTCAACCAACGGGTTTGCGTTGGCACTGGCGTAGCCCATAGCTGTAGCGAGACGATCACCTTGTGCAGAGTTGGCCATGCCTTGGTACTGATCGAACAGAGCGTTGGCATTGGAGCCAAAGCCAGACGTGTTGCCCATCATGCCGTAACCAGCGTTCTGGAGGTTGCCGCCTATGTTGCCCATGTTGGTGGCAGTGCCAGTCTGGAACTGGTTAGGTCCAGCTAGGGTTTGACCAGTGTATGCACCAGTTGCAAGTACACCACCTAGGGCACCAGAGGCACCAGATAGGTTAGCGTCCACATAAGGTTCGTATTGTCTAAAGCCAGCCATTTGGGCTTCTGTTGCTGCGTCTTGTGCTTTGGCTTGCTTGTCTGCGCCTTTCTTGCCCATAATGCCACCAATTACAGATGCGCCAATTTGTGCGGTAAACGGATCAATACCCATTTTGTTACTCCGATTTCTTTATTTTGTAGAGGTGCCTAAGAAGGCCCCCTTCGCATGGGACATCTTCCATATGCGTGAAGCCAAAAAGCCCTAAGAATTTATGGTGCTTGTGGTCATCAATAGCACTCAACGTGTAAAACTCTTGTACGTCAGATAAATCTAGCAGTGTGCTAAAGTCAGCGTGTAGTTTACGTTTGAGGGATGCTGACCAATGCGTGTGTATATCACAATGTATATACGTCAGCCCTCTGCATTGCTCTAATGACACAGTGTATTTACCAATGCGCTTAATGACTGGTACTCTGCGGGTCATACAGCGACCCAAGCAGTACCGTTGTAAACAACCAGTCCTTGAGTTCCGTTGCCCAGAGGGTTCCAAGGGGACACCGCATAGCGAACCATCCCCTTCCGTAAACCTTCGGGCTCACGGTCTGTCACTTGGACAGATGCGTCTGCTAGAGACTGTATAGCTGCCTCTAGCTCTCTTAGTTCTTCTTGTAGAAAACGTCCTACGTCATCATTCCTGAGTGTAGGTAACTGCCGCCTTACATACCGATTAACGATAAGGTTCAGCTTGTCTGATAGAGCCATAGTTACCTCCGACCAGTGACAATGATGTCTGTGTCCATACCTGAGAAGTTAAAGTCCTTGAGGTTGTCGCTAGTAACTTTGAAGCTCAGGTATCTACCAGCCATCCGTGTATCCAACTTGTAGCCAGTGTTGCTGTCGAAAGTTACTTCAGAGCCATAGCTAGGGGTGGCCGCTGGAGTGTCAGCAGCACCAAAAGTAAACTTGAAGATGCCATCAGGATTGCCTGTGCTTATCTGAGGGTAAATCTTGTTGATTACTTTGTAGCCAGACAGGGGGATACCCTGTTCGTCTAGGTCTATGCCTTGGCGCTCAAGTAGGAAGGGCTGCGAGTGCGTAGTGTCTACACCAAAGGCTAGAGAGCCATTGTCAGCTAGGTCTATACCGTAGAGCTTACTTTGAGTTACACCCGCGCCGACTGTTGATATGACGATTGGGTGCCTAGCGTAGGGGCTCTCCTGAGCATGGTAAGAGCCACCAATAGTCTCATAGGACTGGGTTGCATCAACATAAGAGAACACAGAGTTTACGTTAGCTTCAGTGCCTGTGATTACATTTGGTAAATCTTGGAATGACCAAACGTCCTCTTTGTAGTTGTAGACTGCTGCACGGTTGCAGGATGTACCATCCGTATATACGGCCATGTCATCACCGCTGTGGTAACAAAAGTATAGCTCTTCAAGAGTAGAATTGTGCATCACAAAGCAGACATCATGCTTACTGTTGTCGATACCATTGAATATGTAGTCTCTGACGCGGCCATCGCAGATAGAGTTGCGGGAGTTGCCGTCAGTTACATAGATGTCATCGCGGTCAAAGACATAGTGGCGACCCTCTACCTCAACTATACAGTTCTGGTTGATTACTCCGGCGTCATCAAAGACCTTGCGGAAGTTAAAGATAAACGTACCACCTACAAACTCCATCATCCACACTTGGTCCTGTGAATACACAAGGAAGTTAGGGCCTAGAGTAGCACCATCAACTATAGGGGTCTTCATCTGCACGAGGTCGTTAAAGCCAGCACTGTTGGTAAGATCAGTCTCATCCCATGTAGTAGGCACTTGGTTTGCAAGCACGGGGTCTGAGAACCTCACACGGTTCGGGTAGGCCACGTTGGTCTCCACGGTGCCCAGAGCCAACAAGAAGTCACCAAAAGACCTTAGAGCGGTTGTACGCATCCCTGTGGGCCAGTTAGGTAAATCAGTAAAGTTAGTCTGGGAGGGTGTGCGCGATATGGGTGTCTGATCGTCCCTGCTGAGATACTGCACGTCAGACAGGGTTGTAGCTGTGACAGCTGGGATAGTAGACGCTGTGCCGGATGTGGTCTTTCTAATAGTAAAGGTTCCATTAGAGAACTCACGGACATCAAACACATCATCTACGACCAACACTGTGTCAAATCCTGAGAGCGAAGTGATACCATAGGCAAACACAGGGTCAAAGGAGATGTCAGCCACACCACGCATGATGGGACCACGCTGTACGGAACCTTCGTTAAACCTTACGTTCTTGGCTCTAGTGAAGGCGTTGATGGGGAGGTTGTAGGGGTCAACATCAGTGACCACGCCCACGGACCCTAGTCCACGGATTGGTAGGTTAGGCATGGCCTGAGTTCCTTACGTTTTCATTATGTAGCAAAGCGCATAGTACGGAGGCAGGTTAGCATTGGTGGCGCTGGAACCTGTGCTATCAGTAGACCCTGTAAGCCCGTGATTATGACTGTCACTTAAAGTGTAAAGGCCAGCTGTAGATTGGCCACCATCTGCGCCACCACCCTGACCGCCCACGACAGAAAACACCCCAGTCGCCGCTTGGGGTTTGGAGGCTGTGAATGTGCCGCTCATAGCGTGAGTGTCAGTCGAGGCAGCCGTTAGACCATGCGTGTGTGATGGTACAATAGCATCCGCAGAACCACCAGTGGCACCGACTGCATAAGTACTGCCAGCACCTATGACAAACCTATTGCGAAGGTCTGGGGTGTTATTAGTACCATCACATAACGCATAG